TGATGATGTAGCTTTTTTTTGCTTTAAAAATTTAAACTTTACCACATTTGAACAAGTGGATCGCGTGACTTTGGCCGAATATAAATTGATGCTCAAAGCTAATTTATACAGAGAAGAAGAAGCCGAATATGACAGGCACTGGAGAGCTTTTTTACAAATGGCGGTTAAATCACCAGTTGGTAAAGGAAAATCACAACATCTGCGTTATTCAACATTTGAAAAATTTTATAACAGAACGAAAGCAAAAAAAGAATTGGATAAGTCTTTTAATCCAAAAGGCGAAAGCAAAACAAAAGAAGAGTCTCGTGTTGAAAAAATTATTGAATATAAAAAAAGAAAGCGAGGCGATGAATAATGGCAAGCGGAGAAAACTATAAAGTTAATGTCACCTTGAGCGCGAATGATAAGAACTTATCTAAAACATTATCAAGTGTGACAAAACAAAGTGATTCATTCCTTAGCAAATTAAAAAGCAGTGCGGTATTCGGTGCATTTGCTAGTGTAGGTGCTAGTGCGATGCATACAGTCACAAGTGCAATTAGTGGAACTATATCAGAGCTTTCTGCATCCAATGTTGCATGGAAAACGTTTGAAGGCAATATGCAGATGTTAGGCCAGTCAAGTAGCGAAATCACCAAAACAAAGAAAGCGTTACAACAATATGCTACACAGACGATTTATTCTGCATCTGATATGTCTCAAACTTATTCACAGTTAGCTGCAGTCGGAACTAAGAACTGTTTGCAATTGGTGAAAGGATTCGGTGGTTTAGCATCGGCTGCGGAAAATCCTAAACAAGCGATGAAAACCTTGTCACAACAAGGTACGCAAATGGCTGCTAAGCCAATGGTTGCTTGGCAAGACTTCAAATTAATGTTGGAACAAACTCCTGCAGGTATTGCTGCGGTCGCTCGTGAAATGGGTATGAGTACTTCTGAATTGGTAAGTGCAGTCCAAAGTGGAACAGTAAAGACTGAAGATTTCTTTAATGCAGTAGAAAAAGCAGGTAACAGTAAAGCATTCACTAAGATGGCCACTGAATATAAATCAGTCGGTCAAGCAATGGATGGACTGCAAGAGACTTTAGCAAATAAATTGATGCCTGCATATGATAAGCTCAGTCAGATAGGAATAAAAGCGTTAAGTGCAATCATTGATGGTTTAGATGGATTTGACGCAAATATATTAACGAACGGAATTGATAAAGTAATTGATACGTTTAAAAGGTTTGGCAAAGCGTTTGAAAATACAGGTGCGATTAAAGCGTTCAAACAAGCACTAAGTGATGTTGGTGGTGCGATTAAAAATGTGATGAGTCAATTCAAAGATACAGGATTGATTGAAAAGTTTGGCCAAGCATTTGGTCAAGTTGTCAAATTTGTATCACAAGCAATTAGTGCAGTCAGTAAGTTTATCGGTAAATTAAATGGCGCTCAACTGAGTGGCATCGTTGGTTCGGTACTAGGAGTTGTAGGTGGATTTAAGGCCTTCAATTTTTTGAAGAGTTTTAATCCTTTTGGTATTTTCAAGAAAAATGCAGAAGAAGGAGTCAAAGGTGCTACAAATGCAGTTAAAGGCTCTAAAAGTAAGATGGCTACGATTATCAAATCAATTGGCCAATCAATCGGTACTGCATCAAAAGGATTAGGTCAAGGATTAAAAGCTACGTTCCAAGGTTTAGGACAAGGATTGAATGGTGCATTTAAAGGTTTAGCTCAAATACTTAAAGTTGCTAATCCAGTAAATATATTAGCCTTAGGTGGTGCGTTATTTATGGTAGCGGCCGGAATTGCTTTAATCGGCGAAAGTGGTAATGGTTTAAGTTCAATTGCAGAATCACTTGGAAAAGCATTTAGTGAAGTTATTGCAACAACGATTGATGCAGTAACTCAAGCATTGATTGCATTAGCTCCGGTATTACCTACAATTTGTGATGCATTCGCACAATTAAGTCCATTAGTTGAGGCGTTCGGTGATGCATTCGGTACAGTGATTGAATCAGTTGGCAATGCAATATCTAATATCATTAATGCAATTGGGCCAGTTATTGAAAGTGTTGTTCAAATAGTAGCCAATGCGATCGTTCAGATTGTTCAAGCAATTGCTCCATTTGCTCCTGCAATTGCAGACATGGTACAAGCTACATCTGATGCAATTCAATCAATTTGTGATGCGTTTATCGCATTGGTTCAGAACATTCAACCAATTGTGGAATCAGTCAAAGATTTGGTTCAACAGTTAGGTGATTCAATATCACAAGTATTCGAGTCTGCATCTGATGCGATTACATCGTTTGGTGATGCAGTAAGTGGTATTTTAGATTCATTAGCAGGTGTGTTTGATTCAATTGGTCAATCTGCATTGAATGCAGGTAAAGGATTCAAGGAATTAGCAAAAGGAATCCAAATCATTACTAGTTTAAATTTGCTCGATATGGCCACATCATTAGGAGCAGTCGCAACAGGTGTTGGTGCAATAGCTACTGCATCAAGTGGAATCGGTGATGCAGGCACTCAGATTATGAATCTAGCAATTGGATTAGGATTGCTGGTTGGATATACAGATAGCCTAAGCGCATTAGCAGGTGTAATGCCTAGTGTTATCGGTTCGTTTAGCGGTATTGAATCAATCAGTGGGCCTTTGACGAGTGCAAGCAGTGCAATTACTCAATTTGCATCAAGCTTAATCATAATCACAAGTGCTACATCTGTAGCTAGTTCATCATTGAATGCGCTAAGCAATGCTTTAATGCAAGTTGCAAATCAAGGCGGTCAAGCAGGTACTCAATTAGGTACTAAATTTAAGACTGGTTTGCAGAGCGGATTAACTCAATCTGTGAGTGTTGCTCGTTCAATGTCGAGAAATATTACAAGTGCTTTGAAATCGGCTTCCAGTGGTGCTTATTCGGTCGGTCAAATGATTGGTAATGGATTGGCCAATGGTATGGAAAGCACATTAGGTAGAGTTAGTGCGGTTGCTACACGACTGGCACAAGAAGCAGAAAAAGCTACTCGTGCAGCAGCTGAAGTTCATTCTCCTTCACGTATATTTATGCTAATTGGTAATTACATCGGTAAGGGATTCGCAATTGGTATTGAGCAGACTGAACGAATGGTTAGAAAAGCTACTGAATCAATCGTAAGTATTCCTAGCGCTCAAGCATTGGATGGTTTCGGATTTAGAATGGACGGAGTAAGTAATGTTAATTCAACAACTTATGATTTTAATTCAAATCAAAGCTTTACATTTAATTCAACATTGACTCTAGATGGTCGAACATTAGCAAAGGCTTCTAATAGATATACTGAAGAAGAATTAAACAAGAGTGCTAGATTCAAAGATAGATTGGTAGGTGTTGTGTAAATCATGTTATACGGATTTAGAGATACAACAGATACAAGTGGCACACTAGGTAGTAATTTACCTAGTGAAGCCATGAATTTTAATGGCAAATTTTTAGAAAATGAAATAAACGGATATAGAACATTGACAGTGAGTGGTAGAGAATTGATTGGTTCTGAATTTAAAGCTAAAGAAATTGAAGGCTTAGA